ATGGTTGAGAAGTCAACCATGTCCGGCTTGAAGGATGTGTGGTTCACCACCTTCATCAACGGCTTACTGTCTAGCCCTGTGTCGCATGCCAAGAACGTGGTGTCTAACACCACCTTTGGTTTGTATCAGATACCAGAGCGGTTGGTGGCTGCCTTCTACAGCAATGTGCTGCCAAAGGGTGTGCGCTCATTCAAGGCGCTGGTGCCCGGCAGCGAGGCCGACAAGATCGCCTACGACGAAGCGCTGACCATGATCCAGTCGCTACGCAACGGGCTGGTTGAAGGCTTTGATCTGGCCAGCACTGCATTCAAGAACAATCAACCCAACGACTTGATGAGCAAGATTGAGGCGCAGCGGGGCACCACCCTGCCGTCCATCAGCTCGGCTGGCTTTGGCATTGAGCAGGACAAATGGCTGGGCAAGGCCATCGATTACTACGGCACAGCGGTCACCCTGCCGGGCCGGTTGCTGATGTCCGAAGATGAGTTCTTTAAGGGCGTGCTCTACCGCATGGAGCTCAACACTCAGATCACTCGACGCAGCAAATCGATCTACCGCGAGGCGCTCGACTCTGGTATGCCGGAAGCTGATGCGCTGGCCAAGGCCGAGGCCGAAGCTATCAGCTTGTTTCAGAACCCGCCCCGTGACTTGGATGAGGCCGCCGCACTGTTTGCTCAAAAGGGCACCTTTACAAGCGAACTGCCACCAGCTCTCAAGAATCTGCAACAGACGTTTAATCATCCAGCGCTCAAGATTGTGGTGCCGTTCTTTAAGACCCCAGCCAACATTGGCTTGCAGGTTATTGAGCGCACCCCGTTTGCCCCGCTCTCCTCTGCGTGGCGTGAGGAGATCGCCAAAGGCGGCGTGTTCCGCGACATGGCCTTGGCCAAGGTGACGCTTGGATCTGCTGTGCTTGCTACCTATGCGGCCTTGGCTGGAGAGGGCAAGATTACTGGGCGCGGCCCAGCTCGCAAGGCTGACCGAGATGCGTTGATGCGCGACGGCTGGCAACCCTACTCCATCAAGGTGGGCGACAGTTACTACAGCTACAGCGGCATGGAGCCTGTCTCTGCGCTGCTGGCCATCGCTGCTGACTATGCTGAGTACGCCCAACATGAGACTGATGCCAGCAAGATCGAAGAGGTTTTCCTTGGCGGCACCTACGGCTTGTACGAATACCTAAAAGAGCAGCCCTACCTGCAAGGCGTGGCTGATGTGGCCAAGCTAATTGGCACCACGCAGCAAGGCACTGTGGACGGCAAAAAAGTTGTAGACGGTTTGGTCAAACAGTTTGGTGGCTTTGTGATTGGCGGCTCACCAGCTGGTGTCTACAGTTCACTGCTGGCCGGTATTGAGCGACTGTCCGATCCGACCAACAAAGATACCCGCGCCAGTCCTGATCTGCCCATGGGTGTGCGTGGCTTTGTTGAAGCGTTTAACAAGTACAAGTCCCGCATACCTTACTTCAACGCAGACCTGCCGGACACATTAAACCTGTGGGGTGACACAACTAAGTCAGGCACCGGCGCAATTTACGAACTGGTGCTGCCAACTCGCGTGACACCGCAACAGTTCTCTGAGGTGGATGACCTGCTGGTGCGCATGGGCTCACCCATTGGCATGCCTGACCGCAAGGTTGATGGGGTCGAGGTGGACGCATTCCAATACAACCGGCTGCTGACCATCTATGGCAAGGAGCTGCCATCTAAGCAAGAGGTATTGAACATCATGCAGACCCCAGGATTTGACTTGCTGTCGCTGGATGACCAGCAAAAGACTGTGCAGCGTGTGCATTCCAAGTACATGGATGCTGCCAAGAACCAGCTCAAGGCCGAAGACCCAACATTGCAATTCAAAATCGATGAGCTTAAAGAGCTTAAAAAAGCTAATGGCCTCTATTACAAACCAGATTAAAAAAGTACAATTTCCAACAGGAAGGATTGCATTATGGCCACCGTACCAATTAGTAACGTAACACGCCGAACAGTCTATGCGCCAAGTGGCGCTGGTGGCGTTGGCCCGTATGCTTTCACCTTTGAGATCTTGGCTAACACCGATATTGCCGTTTACAAAGATGAGGTGCTGCTGACGTTAACCACCCACTACGCCGTGACCATCAACGCCAACGGCACTGGCTCAGTCTTGATCAATGCCACGGGTCTTGCCCTTGCCCCAACCTCGCCAACCCAGTACGCCATTGTCGGCAACCGCACGATCTCCCGTACTACTGACTTCACCACGGGTGGCGACTTCTTTGCCAACACGCTGAACGACGAACTTGATAGCCAGACTATCTTTGCCCAGCAAAACTCTGAGGGTCTACAGCGTGCGCTGAGTGCGCCACAGACAGATCCAACCACCATCAACATGGTGTTGCCACTTGCATCATTGCGAGCTAATAAGACTCTTGGCTTTGATGCTACTGGCAATCCATCTTTGGGTGAAACCCTTGGCACCAACCGTGGCAACTGGGCGGCCAGCACTGTCTACTATGTGCGAGACATAGCCAAAGACACAACCACAAACAACATCTTCCAAGTAATCACAGCACACACATCAAGTGGATCTCAGCCCATTACCACCAATGCTGACTCTGCCAAGTGGACACTACTGGTAGACGCTTCATCTGCAACAACCTCGGCCACCAACGCAGCGGCCTCTGCCTCGGCGGCCAGCACATCAGCAAGCAATGCATCCACCTCGGCCAGCAACGCAAGTACGAGCGCAACAACGGCGACTACGCAGGCAACTAATGCGGCAAGCTCTGCCACCAGCGCGAACACTGCAAAGGTTGCTGCCGAGGCTGCAAGAGATTCAGCGCTGGCTGCATACGACAACTTTGATGATCGCTACCTTGGCCCTTACGCCAGCAACCCCACGCTAGACAACGACGGCAACACACTGCTTGCTGGCGCTTTGTACTTCAACACCGTGGTGCCAGAGATGCGCTTATGGACAGGCTCTATTTGGGTAGCTGCCTATGTCTCAGGTACTGGATTTTTGTCAACCTCAAACAATCTGTCTGAGTTGACGGCTACTGCTTCAACAGCAAGGACAAACCTCGGACTTGCAATTGGCACAAACGTGCAAGCATGGGACACTGATCTAGACACATGGGCAACTAAGACGGCTCCATCTGGGACTGTTGTTGGTACAACCGATACGCAGACGCTGACCAACAAAACTCTTACTAGCCCAACTGTCACAAATGAGTTTGTTACAACAATTAGAGAGACTGTCACGATCTCTGCAACTGCGGCAACCGGCACGATTAACTTTGATGCGTCTACTCAAGTTGTCTTGTATTACACAACTAATGCAAGTGGCAACTTCACTGTAAATTTTAGAGGCACAAGCGGCATATCCCTCAACACCTTGATGTCAACAGGCCAATCCTTGTCTGCCACCTTCTTGGTAACCAATGGCTCTACTGCTTACTACAACTCTGTTGTCCAAGTAGATGGCTCCACTGTCACTCCAAAGTGGCAAGGTGGTTCTGCACCGACGGCTGGCAATGCAAGTTCAATTGATAGCTACACCTATGTGATTATCAAGACAGGCAGTGCTGCGTTTACTGTGCTGGCTTCTGTAACCAAGTTCGCATAAGGACACGCAGATGCCTCGTTTATCCAAAATTGGAGCCGCCGCACTTGCCGCCTTTGGGTGGACAGGACTGCAATCGGTTACTGCTAGTTACCTCGTGGTTGGTGGTGGAGGTGGTGGTGGTGGCGGTCATGCTGGTGGGGCTGGGGCTGGGGGATATTTAACTAGCACTGTTTCGCTTAATCCAACTCTTTCCTACACCGTCACTATTGGTTCAGGTGGTGCTGGAGGTGTTGGAGGAGCTAATTTCGGAGTTCAAGGCAATACTTCATCTTTAGCAGGAACAAATATTACTACGATTACCGCCGCAGGTGGTGGCTATGGTGCTAAATCAGATGGTGGCAATATCGCTGGCGGCACAGGCGGTTCAGGTGGCGGCGGAGCTAATGGAGGAGCGGGTGGTGCAGGAAATACACCTTCAACAAGTCCCTCTCAAGGTAGCAATGGTGGCTCAGGAAGTAATAATGCACCTAATTATGCGGGCGGCGGTGGTGGCGGAGCTTCAACAGTAGGGGGAAATGGGTCATCAACAGTAGGTGGAAATGGCGGTTCAGGAACTGCATCTAGCATTACAGGCGCATCTATTCCTTATGCTGGTGGCGGTGGCGGTGGAACTTATGTTGGTGGAACAGCGGGTTCTGGTGGTGCTGGCGGTGGCGGAGCAGGTTCTGCATCTACAAATGGAACAGCAGGTACTGCAAATTTAGGTGGAGGTGGCGGTGGAGCTTTTTACAATAATACTGGCGGCTCAGGCGGCTCAGGCGTAGTCATTGTTTCATACACAAGCGCAACACAATTATTTGGTGGTGGAACTGTTACCCAATCAGGCGGTAACTTCATTCACACATTCACATCTTCTGGCGCACTTAGCCCTTTGTCATCTGTAACAGCAAGTTACTTGGTTGTTGCGGGTGGCGGTGGCGGTAATGGTGCGGTCAATGACTTCACACTTGCGGGTGGCGGGGGCGCAGGAGGATTGTTAACTGGCTCTGGCTTAACAATTGACACTAACTCCATTTACGTTGTAACTGTTGGCGCAGGTGGGCCGGGGATGACCTATTTGCAAGCTGGTTCCGTTGGTAACGGCATCAATTCTTCATTCAGCGGCGTTTCTACTGCCGCTGTAGGCGGTGGTGGTGGTGCTTCATTTGCGACTGTAGCTGGTAATGGTGGTAGTGGCGGTGGAGCAGGTGCTGATTTTCCTACAGGCGGCACAGGCACATCAGGCCAAGGAAATAATGGTGGCACAGCCACAATTTTTGCTAGTAAGGGCGCTGGCGGTGGTGGCGGTGCTAGCGCTGTGGGTGGTAATGGAGCCGTAAATACGGGCGGTGCTGGCGGCGCTGGTACATCGTCAAGCATTTCTGGTTCAAGCGTTCCCTATGCTGGTGGCGGTGGTGGTGCGGGTGCTTCTACTGGCGGTGCGGGTGGCGCTGGCGGCGGTGGTGCGGGTGTTGCCTACAACAATAACGGTGGTACTGGTACGGCTTTTACTGGAGGCGGCGGCGGTGGTGCAGCCCGCAATAATTCTGCTGGACAACAAACAGGCGGCGCAGGTGGCTCTGGCGTAGTCATCATCTCTTACGCTGGCTCACAAGTATTTACTGGCGGCACAGTCACATCAAGTGGCGGCAACACTATTCACACATTTAATTCTAGCGGTTCTTTAGCTGGTGCAACCCCATCTGTAACTTATTTAGTTGTTGCTGGCGGTGGCGGTGCGGCTGGTACTGGTGGTGGAAGTGCTGGTGGCGGCGGCGGCGGCGGTGCTGGTGGCTATTTGACTAGCACATTGTCTGTATCTGGTGGAACTTCATACACAGTAACTATTGGCGGCGGCGGCCCTGCGGGTGGAGCAAGTCTAAATGGAAGTCAAGGCGTAAATTCTGTTTTTTCTTCTATAACGAGCACAGGCGGTGGGGGTGGTGGCGCTGGCACAAGTGGCGCTGGTGGTAATGGCGGCTCTGGCGGTGGCGGTAATGGCTCAAATTCTGCCTCTACTCTTGTTGGCGGCACTGCTACTTCTGGTCAAGGATTTAATGGCGGCAACGGCTCTACAAATAATGATGAAGGCGGCGGCGGCGGCGGCGCTAGTGCGGTTGGAACTGCGGGAGTGGCAGCAACAAGCAGGGGCAACGGTGGTGCGGGTAGCGCAAGCAGCATAAGTGGATCAAGCGTTCCTCGCGGTGGTGGTGGTGGCGGTGGCGGAAATAATACTGCTGTAGGCGGAACTGGTGGAACTGGTGGCGGAGGGTCAAGCCCCGGCTCACAAGGAGTTGGCAATCCGGGTACTCCAAACACTGGCGGTGGTGGCGCTGGTGGATACGCTGTTTCTGTCAATCAAGCTGGTGGTGCTGGCGGTTCAGGCGTTGTGATTATTTCCTACCCAACTACATACAGGCAAGCAATAGCAACAACTGGCTCTCCATCATTTACAACAAGTGGCGGCAACAACATCTACACATTCAATTCATCTGGAACAATTACTTTTTAAGGAAGAACAATGTCACACTTTGCAAAAGTAGAAAACGGGATAGTAGTCAACGTCATCGTTGCTGAGCAAGATGTCATTGACTCTGGCATCTTTGGTCATGGATGGGTTCAAACCTCATACAACACGCATGGCGGTCAACACCCAGAAGGACGACCATTGCGTAAGAACTACGCTGGTATTGGGTACGCCTATGACGAGCAAAGGGATGCGTTTATACCGCCACAACCGTATCCATCTTGGATTATGAGCGAGGAAACTTGTCTTTGGTCTGCGCCTACTCCAATGCCTACTGATGACAAGCGTTATTCTTGGGATGAGCCTACATTGGCATGGATTGAGGGGCAGTTATGACACCAGTTGAAGCGCGGCTTGATACGCACGAACAGGTGTGCGAGTTTCGCTACGACAGTATCAACGCTCGACTTAAACGCATTGAGCATATTTTGATCGGCAGTTGCGCCGCAATCATTAGCATGTTATTGGCGTTGGTGCTGAAGCTGTGATGCATCATGCCGCTCACCATTGCACTGGCCGCTGTAGCCTTGGTGAAAAACATCCGAGAAGGGTGCGAGCTTTACAAGCAGGCAAAAGAATCTTTTGTCGAGATAAAGGAAACGTATGACCAAGCTGCTTCCATTGCTCAAGAGGTACACGGGTTCCTTGGCCCAATCATTGCATTTTTCAAGGGAAAAAGTAAGCCTGCAAAGCCACCTCCTGTGGCTGCACGTTCAAAGAATAACTCTAAGTACGTCGCTATTAGTGAGACAAAAATCAAAGCAGATATTGTCAAAAGTATCAGCGAGTTTTTCACGCTTCAAGAAAAGCTAGCGGCCAAGATCAGACTTGAGGAGGAGCAGAGCAAGACAGTCTACGACCCAGAGCAGAACCACAACATTGCGGCCATGAACAGAGTGCTGGCGCTGCAACAAATGTCTGAGCTGGAGATTGAGATCCGAGAGATCATGGTGTACCAGACCCCCGGTATGGGTGCCCTGTACAGCGAGGTCTTCAAGATGAGAGAAGTCATCGCAGAGGAACAGGAAAAAGCTAGGCTGGCACAGGACGCAAAGAAGAGGCAAGAAGCATGGCGACAACACCAGCGAAAAGGAAAGTTGCAAGTGCGAATCGCAGTGCTACTGGCGGCTCTGTTTCTAGTTGGATACCTCCACCTATGGCTACAAATTCTTCGGATCAAGAGCACGACGACACAGCCTTTCTAGTTGTAATCATTTTGCTGGTGGTGCTCTTGCTGGGCTTGGCTCCTGTGGTGGTTGACATGTACTTAGAAACCAAGACAGCGCTTGCTGAATTGAAGGATGAAAAGAAAAGCCTGCAACGAATGCGGAGAGAGTTTGAACAGCAACAAAGGAAAGGAAACAAAGATGACTAAGCAGCTAGAAAAGAATTCAACATACGCAGCGTTTGACGCAGACGGCGACGGCGTTGTCACTGACGACGAGCTGGCCAAGAGCGAGCGGATCATGCAGATAGAGAACATGGACAAGCTGGCCGACCAGCAGCGCGTCATGGCATGGGTTGCCATGGGACTGCCGTTTGTGACCATCATGTTCTTGTGTGCTCCATACATAACTGACGCACGGGTTCAGATTGTGATGGGCTTGGCCACGACCTTTGCCGCAGCGATGGGCACCATCGTGGTCGCGTTTATGGCAGCCACTGCCTACATCCGAGGAAAGATGAGCGATGCTTAAGCTAGCTATTGCTGCGGTCATGCTGGCTGCTGCCTTTGCCTCTGGCTTTGCTGTGCAGGGCTGGCGCAAGGATGCGCAGATCGCAGAGATTGAGGCAGCCAACTCGGCTGCTGTGGCCGCTGCCACTGCGCAGGCCATGGAAGACACAACCCAGATGCAAAGGAAGAAAGATGCTGCACTACAACAGGCAACCAAACGTGCGCAAGAGAATGCTGCCGCTGCTGCTGCTATTCGCGTTGAGCGCGACGGGCTGCGCAACCAGATCAACACCGCCACCAGCGCTTTGCCCACAGCTACCTGCGGCTCCGCAAGAAGCTACGCCGCCACCGCCGCAGACGTATTCGAACAGTGTGCTACAGCTCTTGAAGAGCTGGCGGCAAAAGCTGATGGACACGCCTCTGACGCAAGAACCCTGACAAATGCTTGGCCAACAACTGAAAGGAAACCATGAACCTGACCGCAAATTTTTCCCTGCATGAACTGACCAAGTCAGAGACTGCCCTACGCATGGGCTTTGACAACACGCCCGGTGAAGCCGAAACTGAAGCCCTGCGCTTACTGTGCGAAAAGGTTTTGCAGCCGGTGCGCGACCACTACGGCAAAGGCGTAAAAGTCAATTCAGCTTTCCGTAGTACAGAATCCAACAGTGCCGTTGGGGGATCAAAAACAAGTGACCATTGCAAGGGCATGGCAGCCGACATTGAGATACCCGGCGTGGCCAATGCAGAGCTGGCGCAGTGGATCATGGACAACCTTGACTACACACAGCTCATCCTTGAGTTCTACACACCCGGCATTCCAGACAGCGGCTGGGTGCATGTGTCATACGACCCAGCCAACCTCAAGAATCAAGAGCTGACAGCCACCAAGGTAGCAGGCAAGACAACCTACCTGCCGGGCTTGGTGGCTTGATTACTGAGCTGCGCCAAGCGCTTTGATGCGCAGGGTGTAGTTGGCTGTGTGCCTAATCCGCTTGACTTGGTCAATGCGTCCGATGGTGTCTTCGTTGGCCAAGCGTAGTTCTTTCAAAGCGGTCATGCGCTCACGCGCAGGCCGCTTGCCAGCTCTGGCCGTCTTGTCTGCCAGATCTTCGTAGGCATCTTGCCACTCATCCAACTGTTGATGCAATGAGAATGGCTCCTCTTTGCCGGGCACCAGCAAAGCAAAGCCAACGGGCTGGACGCTGTCATCAGGTGGCTGCGCAATCTCGGCCAGCTCTGGCTTAACCCTGTCAACCAGCTCAGCGTCAATGATGTCTGGCTCGCTGGCCACAACTGGGATGGCCACAGGCTCAGGCTTGGTTACCATGTCCAGCGGGTTGCGCGGCGGTGTGATGTCCTTGGCTGGCCGTGGCTTAGCCTCTTCGGGGTAGTCGTCTGCTTCTTCAGCGCTAATCAAGCCTCTTAAAACATCTGGGAAACAGTCCCTCAACGCAAAACCCCTTGCCCTCATCTGGAGCATGCGGTTTGGGTACTGAGTCCACGGGCCTTGCTTACCCCAAAGATTTGCTTTCACAGCATCTTTAACTGAAAACCTAGCAGTCACAGGCTTGCGGCCTTTGCGTGTTGCAATGCATACAGCTACAGCGTCAGATGTTCCTTCCTTTTCAAGATATTCTTCAATATTTTCGCAAACAGAGCTGGCCTGCACCAGCGCCATCATTGCATCGCCGTAGACCGAAGGCTTGCCATTGATCACCGTAATGTTTTGCAGGGCTTGCATGGGTGCCAACCCAAGCTCCATACCCCATTGCACACAAACCAAGATGTCGCCCGGCTTACCTCGGTAATCCTTGGGCACCATGTTGCTGTTAGCCAACATCTCGCTGAACGTGATGGCCTCGGTAAGGTTTGTCGGAGCAAAACTGCTCCGGATAGTTGTGGCTAGCTGCATCACTCTTCACCTTCCAAATTTGCGCGCAAGGTTTCAAAAACAAGTGTGGCAATAGATTCAACAATTTTTCCAGCTTGGTCAATGCTCAAGTCTGGCATGGCTTCAAGGATTGCGACAGTTGCTATGGCGTGTGCGTTCTGCACTGCTTGCTGTTTAGTCATTTGACTGTCTCCTTGATTGTTAAATTTGATTGACGAATTGAATATGCTTCTTTGGCTGGTACTACCTTCTCTGGCTGGCTTTTGTAGGATCGGACTGGCCATTTAATAATAAAGTTGCCAACCTTTGCCGTAGTAAATACCCCAATAAGGTCTTTTAGGCTTTGTTCATCAGCTGCAATTTCTTGTTCTGTTATTTTAAGAGTGACCTTTGCGTCTGTGATGCGCTGCGCAAGCTCTAAGGCTTCGCCGTCCAGCTCAATGACTTCTTCTTCAGCAGGATAAATGCCGCGACTCTCTGACCAGCGCTCGCCCTCTTGAGGTGGGTAGTACTCAACAGACCCAGTCTCTTTCCAGTTCTTAAGCCGCATCTGGAAATCAATCGTGACATCACGAATTCGATTAAGAGTGCCTTGGTGCGGCGCAAACAGGAACAGACGCAGCTGGGTGCCACGGTACAGGGTGGCCAAGCAACCCCACTTGGCTTTTACAATGTCCATCTGAGCTTGCAGCTGGATGGGGCCGCGCCACAGTGGTGGAATGTCCTCGGCATCCATGCCTGTCAGCTTGGCCTCAATCACGCCCATGCCGTCAAGCTGGATTGAGTCTTGGCCAATGACGTAGATGCCTGCCTCGGTGTCGGTGGTGACCTTTTGGCCAAGGCTGTAGGCTGACCCATCCAGACTGCAACACAAGGGCAGCTCATCATGAAAGAAGGCTTTATCGTGATCAGTGACCAAGTCAATTAGCTGCAAGCGCTTGGCAGCTTCAGCCAGGATAACGGGCTCTAGGGTATTTCCCCATGCCATGCTTTCGTTGCCAATGTCGGGGCGCTCCAAGCCCCGAAGTGCGTTGATGGAAAATTCAAGCTCATCATTCGGGGTCTGATATTTCGACAGACCCATGATTGATGGCAACCGAGATGCCGACATCATTGTGTCGGGCGTGACTTTGTTGACCATTTATAACTCCCATTATTTAACCAGTTTGTAGACCCGGATCATTCGGGCGTGAGCTGAAGCATGCGTGGCATTGGTGATGCCGCAGACCTCAAATTGAGATGACTTGAAAACCGCACCGAAGACTGACGGGTGCAGGTTTGGTGGCAAGGTGACCTGTGCGCGAACGTCATTGATACACACAGTTCCTTGTTGCTGGGCGACCGCTACTGCTAGCCGTCGGCAGTGACTCAGGAACTCTGTGTCCCTGAGTTCAAACATGTCCAGCTGGCTGTCGCGCAAGGCCCGGCCAATGGCTGCTGATTGAGTGTTTGCCATGATCAAGCCACCCAGATGATGACGACCACGGCGACCACGGCAAGGCCATATATGGCCAGATCAAACGGGTACTGGACACGCTGGCGCTTGCTTAGAAGCGCCCTCTGGATGAGTATTTCGTCAGCGTCTGGATGCTGGCGCTGGGTGGGCACATAGGCACCACCGATCACCACTTTGCCCGTGTTAAAGGGTCTTTTTCGCTCTAAATTACTTACACTACCGGTAGCGTGTGCCTCTGGATAATCACAATATGCATCGTATAAAGTGGGTTTCATCTGAAGTTTTGCCATGATAGTACTCAACCCCACTGAAGCGCTACTACTAGGACAATTAAACTTGGTTGTCCTTACATTTAAAGTTCTCATTTCCAATCCCTTCATCTGTTGTTTTTCCAAGAATACACAGGCCAAAGGTCAATGCGCGAGCTACCACTACAGGTAGCGCTCATTTGACTTTCGGGTTCAGCTTTTTGTAGACCGCTGTGGCCTCTACCTTCTTGTTGACAATGGCCAAGTCAGACCGGGCCTGTTCCATGTGCGATCTGGCTGCCATGATTCGCCAGATGTCGCTGCGTTCATCTTTGAAGCCGAGGTGCTCCAGCTTGGCTGAGAGCTCGCCAAAGATCTTGGCTGCCCACTTGATGTCACCGATGACCAGCACGGGCACATCAAGCCTGCAATTCACGCCGCGACCGATGCGACCGAAGTACTTGGCCAGCTGTTTGCGCTCAAGGCCGCTGATGCTGTCCAGCGGTTTGACCGCGTCAAAACCTGTTTTTGTCATCATGTGGCACCTACTTTTTTGAACAGACGTTGACCAATAAGGATTGCGTCTTTTGACGGGGAATGATTTCTTAGTTCTTCAGTATTCAATTCACCCCCCCCCCCCCCCCCCGCATTCTGCGTAGTAAATTATTAACTTGTGAGGGATGCCATGTGGTGTTGCCGCGTGGTGTTGCTATGCCTCGGGCGGTGAGTGCTGTGGCGATATCGCGCAGAGTGGTTGCACC